TTACCATCGGAGTCGCTATGTACTCCAACGCATCGGCACTCGACAACATCGAGAAGTTGATCCTAAGCATTCTGGCGGTTATTCCGTCAGGTTACACGGTGGGATCCGTGTCTAATCCCGTCCCAATGACGATCGGAGCTTCAGAGATTCTGATGTCCGAGATCGAACTCTCAACCCAATACACCCAGACAAATTAGGAGTAATTATGCCAACGACCGTCATCACCGGACGCGATCTAGTATTGACGATCGCTACCGTAAATTACGACGCACAAGCCACAACCGTCTCACTTGAAGCGGATCACGTCATCGAAACGTACCAAACTTTAGATGGCCGCGCCTATAAAGCCATAGATGATTCTTGGACTCTCAATGTGGAAATGCTCGCCGATTGGGGCGCAGTAGGTTCACTCTGCGAATCACTTTGGACAGCCACAGAATCCGCACCAAATACAACTTTAGCCGCATCGATCACAGCCGTAACCGGTGCCGTGTTCGCTTGCAACATTCTGCCAACGTTCCCAAATGTCGGCGGTTCGGCACCAGATGCACAGACGGTCTCACTATCCTTTCAAGTAGTGGGAACACCTACAGAGACATTCAGCTAAGAGATAGGAAATCGGGAGCATGAAAACAGGGATAACAATTATATATTTCTCAGGGGACTCGGAGTCGTTCACCGCATCGACACCGGAATTCGTAAAGTGGGAACGAAAGACAGGCTTGAAGGTTACACAACTCGGCGAGAACGTCGGGCTTGATGATCTTCTGTTCTTGGCGTACAACGCCAAAAAGCGCGAGCTTGCCGGACAACCTATAAAGCCTTACGAAGTCTGGTGCGATACGGTGGACGATATTCGATCCGAGGAAGTAGAAGTCCCAAAAGTTACGCCGCCGGAAGCCTAAATCGAGTCTTGGTAGAACTCGCAATCGCGACAGGGATACCAATGAAAGAATGGGAAACGGCGGAGCAGATCTACACCGCAATCGAGATATTGGAGAAACGGAATGGCAAGTGAAGCCAAACAGGGACGATTTGAGATAACCGTCGATCCTGTGGAATTCCGAAATCTAATTAGATTACTGAACGCGCTAGACAAAGATACTCAAAATGAAATTAGATCAAAAGCCTTGCCATTGTCTCAACGACTAGCTGGACAACTTTTGATGTTCAGCCAATCCGCTCCGTCTCCACAAGCCAAACTTGTCGCGCAATCAATTGCAGCTAAAAGAGATCGGTTGATTCGAGTCGATGTTGGTGGCACTAAGCATGTCGGTCGCAAGTATGGCGGGGAACAATCAAAGTCTGGCAAAGGTAAAAAGGTGCGGCAACAATCTGCACCTGCGGGCGCTTTATTGTGGGGATCTGAATTTGGATCGAATAGGGGCGTAGATAGTTTAGGACGTGCGTACACAAACCGCTTTAAGGCTGCCTATAACAAGCGCGGCTATTGGATGACTCCAGCGGTCGATTACTACACGCCAATCGTTGCCCGTGAATATGCTCAAATGGTTCAAGACGTAGTTAAAAAGTTAGGACTCGACTAATGGCTGGTATTCCAAAGGTCAAGATCACCTTTGACGCGGATTTCGATGAGTTAAAGCGCGGAGTCAAAGGCGCAGAAGCAGAAGTGCAAGGGTTCGGCGATAAAGTTGCCAAGTTCGGAAAGATGGCTGGTGCGGCGTTCGCCGTTGCCGGCGCAGCGGCTCTCGCTTACGGTGCGGTACTTCTCAAGCAAGGCGTGGAGTCGGCTATCGCCGATGAGCAGGCTCAGGCAAAACTAGCCACAACGTTACAAAATGTCACCAACGCAACCGATGCCCAAATCGCAGCGGTAGAAAATCAGATTCTTCAGACTTCACTTCTAACCGGACTTACCGATGATCAACTTCGTCCGAGCTTCGAAAGGTTCGTCCGCGCGACTAAGGATTCGGACGAGGCTCTCAAACTCCAGAAGGTTGCCATAGATGTTGCCGCCGGATCGGGTAAGTCACTTGAAGCGGTAACGAATGCAATGGCTCGCGCCGCCGAAGGAAATACTGGCGCACTCTCACGATTGGGCGTAGGACTAACAGCCGCACAGCTCAAGACTATGTCGATGGACGAAGTTACGAAGTCGCTCGCGGTTACCTTTGGCGGGCAAGCCACTATTCAAGCGGATACGTTTGCTGGCAAGTTGGCTCGTTTGCGCGTTGCGTTTGACGAAGGTAAAGAGACAATTGGATCCTTTGTCTTAGACGCAATTACTCCGATGATTAATACAATCGTGAACACAGTGATTCCAGCCGTTGCCGGATTCATTGATTCCGTTGGTGGCAAAGATGGCTTGACTAACGCCTTCAAGACGTACATTGATCTAATCACAAATATATTCCAGCCGGTACTTGAAGGCTTTAAGTTTGCATTTGATCAGATTAAAGCCGCGGTCATGGCTAACAAAGAGGAATTCATGGCGCTCTTTAAATTCTTGAAAGACTTTGTAGCACCCTTGCTAGGTGGAGTCTTAAAATTAGCCATTCAAGGAATAGGCATCGCTCTGGGAGTTGTCATCAATGTTGTGGGTAAACTCATCGACGGATTCCAGACACTCTTTGGAATCGTTAAGAGTGTGGTTGGAGCAATCCAATCCTTGATCTCTTTGGTTGCTAATAATCCAGTCGTCAAAGGAATCGGCAATGCGATCAGTTCGGCATTCGGTGGCTTTCGCGCCGAAGGTGGTTCAGTATCGGCTGGCAAGTCTTACGTTGTAGGTGAGCGCGGAGCTGAGATGTTTGTCCCTAGTTCCAACGGGACAATCGTTCCAAATGGCGGAATGGGTAGCACCTTCAACATAACCGTGAACGGAGCCATCGATGCGGAAGGTACGGCTCGCACAATCGTCGATGTACTTAACCGCTCAAATGCTCGCGGGACTCTAGGCGCGAATAGGCTTGCGTTCGTATCATGACAATTTGGACTCCGACGTGGAGCATCAAAATCGATGGAGTTGAGTATAAAGATGTGTCCCTAACCAATCTCAATCTTGGATCTGGTCGGAATGATATTTATACTCAAGCCATCGCTGGCTATTGCAATTTAACTCTGATCAACCTAGACGACTCGGCTATCGCTCCGGCGATCAACTCAGCCGTGACCGTTTACGTAAACGACTCCAATGGAGATCCCGTGGCTCTCTTTGGTGGGTCTATTACCGACATCATTGTAGGAGTTCAATCCGGCGGTTCAATCGGAATAACGCAGACGATTTCGATTACCGCTCTCGGTGCGCTTTCTAGACTTCCAAAGGTACTCACCGAAGGCGTACTTGTAAAAGAGTTAGACGGTGAGCAGATTTACGATGTGTTACAAGGAATCCTATACGGCGCTTGGAACGAAGTACCGGCTGCCCTAACATGGGCTGCCTACGATCCGACTACAACTTGGGCAAATGCCGAAAACTCTGGGCTTGGAGAGATAGACATTGGCAACTACGAATTAACCGCCAGAAGCGCGTCTGTGACGGATGCCTATACTTTGGTCGCTGCTCTAGCAAACTCTGGGCTTGGATACCTATACGAGAACGGCGCTGGTCAGATTAGTTACGCCGACAGCACTCATCGCAGCTCGTACCTTTCTACAAATGGATATGTCGATCTAAGTGCAAATAACGCCTTCGCCTCTGGACTACAACTAGCAACTAGATCTGGAGACGTTAGAAACTCCATCACGATCCAATATAAGAACAATCAACAAGTCTCCGATTTCGAGCAAGCGTCAATCGACATCTACGGCACTCTTGCTCAATCGATCCAGACGACCCTAGAACTTCAAGCCGATGCCGAAGCTCAAGCGGCTTTCTATCTTGGACTCCGAGCCTATCCGCGGGCTAACTTTAATCAGATCTCGTTCCCGCTCGGATCTCCGGAACTTGATGATTCCGACCGAGACAACCTTCTTAATGTGTTCATGGGCATGCCGGTAACTATCAACGACCTACCGATCAACATGGGGCTGAGATTTCAGGGATTTGTCGAAGGTTGGAAGATTCAAGCCGGCGTTAACTCACTCACGCTTTCCATGTATCTGACTCCGACCGAATTCTCGCTTCAAGCCATGAAGTGGAACGATGTGAGTGGCGCGGAGACTTGGAACACATTATCAAATACACTTATCTGGGACGACGCGTTCATCGTCGCTTAAAGGAGACAACATGGCAACAACAACGCCCAACTTCGGCTGGACGGTTCCGACATCAACGGATCTCGTCAAAGACGGAGCCACAGCAATCGAGACACTTGGAGACGGCATAGATGCTTCATTTGTCGGACTTAAAGGTGGCACAACTGGTCAAGTCTTATCCAAGACATCTGGTACAGATCTAGCATTTACATGGGTCGCGCAAGATGACTCAAACGCTATTCAGAATGCGATTGTCGATGCAAAAGGCGATCTGATTGGGGCAACAGCAGCAGACACTCCAGCTCGTTTAGCTGTCGGCACAAATGGGCAAGTCTTGACCGCAGATTCCACAGCGGCAACCGGATTGAAATGGGCGGATGCCGCTGGCGGTGGTAAAGTCTTGCAGGTAGTTACGGCAACTTTGGTTACAACTGCTTCAACAACTTCTTCAACCTTTACTGATACCGGCTTAACAGCAAGTATTACTCCTGCGGCAACTTCATCAAGAATTCTTGTTATTGCGACAATTTGCGCCGGCGTTACTGGATCTGCATCTTCTAATTATTCTTTATTTAGAGATACAACAAATCTACTTACACCAACAAGCCCTTCTAACCGCAATCCTTCTTTTATGCAATATCCAGGAGATATTAGCGGTTCAACTTACTTTATGATTCCAGCCACCTACAACTTCGTTGATTCCCCATC